ATTTATTAGAACAGATACAAATGAAGATGTTGCCAACTCCCAACGCATGGGATGGCAAGAGAGGAGCAAGAAGTCAAAAGAATTTAAGGGAGAAGCAGCATCAAATAAATCTAATAACAGCATTGAAGGACAATCAATCAGAAAATCCAGTTTATCAATGGATGTACCCAACTCCAACAGCACCGAGAGAAGTATTGAAGAACAACAAACTTGGTGGGAAGCTCAATCCGATATTTGTAGAAATGTTAATGGCATATCCTATGAATTGGACAAAGATAGAAAAAACAGAATAAAATCTTTAGGCAATTCTATTGTGCCTCTTATTGCAAGAGAGTTAGGTTTAGCTATTATGAAAGCAGAACAAGATGGCTAGATGGACTTATGCTTTTAGTAATGGTGATTATAATGATTGGCATAGGCAATACGAGGGTATAGCAATGATAGATGTGGATAGTGTTGAGTGTTGTCCACAATGCTACGAGCCTTTGGCTATGATTGAGACGTGTTATGATAAAGGACAGAAATGGAAGAGCTGCACCCTCTTAAAAACCCTTGCTAGTCGCCTTCAGATACCTAGTTTTTTAGTATTCTATAAGAAAGTGGGTCAGGGTAGCCTATCTTTTAGGATTAAGCGTCTATGGCTCTCTAATGCAGAGTTTGAATTAATGAATGAGGATGAATGGGTACGAGAACTATACGAATTACAACATAAACACCAAAAGGTATGTAAAAATGATAGAAATTAAAAGATATTGGAATATGCCTACCCATAAAACATTTAGTATCAAACCCTTTAAAGAATTAATAAACCAAGAATTATCAAAACACTATATAGACCCATTCCCATACCCATATAAACAAGACGCTATTGAATATCTAAAAACAATAGATGATTTATCTATACAAAGTTTAGTTTTTGATCCACCTTATTCTCAAAGACAATTAAAAGAAATGTATTTTGATAATGGTTTAGCTTTTAACCATCCAATGAATAATAGTTATTGGTCTAATTGTAGAAAGGAAATAAGTAGAATTATAAAACCTGGTGGCAAGGTAATTTCTTTTGGTTGGAACTCTAATGGTATTGGAAAAAAATATAAATTTAAAATAATAAAAATTGTGCTTGTTGCACATGGCAGCCAACACAATGATACTATCGCTACAGTTGAGATAAAAATATGAAACAAAAGTATGATCCACATATCAGGGTTCGCTTTGATCTCTTTGACGATCCACAGTTTAGAGCCATTCCAAATAAGCATAAGGCACATTGTTTATGTGTGTTGATTTGTTTGCTAAAGTTTGTCAATAATAAGACACTCCAATGT